ACCAACGTTTTCACTCACAGGAACAACTTTATTTGAAGTCACCACGTAACGTACTACATTTCTTAATTTTGTACCATCACTGTTTACATATTCAATTCTATATCCCTGCAATGCATTATTTGCTCTCAATTCTTCAGGTAAATCATTTACGTTAACCACAATTCCCTTAACAGTCGGTAATGCTGACAATACACTACAATCAACCACCAATATTGGGGTTACTTTTGGCTTGATATAGATTGTATAGATACCTAATTGATTAAAAATTGACGCTGGAAGCCTCAAATTGTACAAACCTTCCAATAAATTTTCCGTATAGTTAGCAATATCCTGTTCATCATCGGGCAAATAACAATATTCAAGTATTTCACTTGCATTTAAACTATAAATGGTGTTATTGCTTGTTTCTCTGTTTGGTGTATAATTATAATATACACTTATGTCATTAACATTTACATCTGCGGGTCTTGATATGCCGTATGTTCCTATTGCCATGCTATTATGTGTTACTTACAATATTAAAATATTTCCCACCTGCATATGTCAACAATTCACTGAGATTTCTAATATGCTCCAACCTGTAATTATTTTCAAACGCAGATAATTCTTGTCTTACTATAAATACATCATCGTTAATTTTTGGGTTGCTGATAATGTTTTCTTTTTTAGGGTCTTTATAGTATGGAGCAGTAATGAAATCAGGACTACTTGTACCTGACGGCACATAGACAAAAGTTGTAATTTCATTCACAACATCATCAACATATTTAATTCCACCAAGATAATAAGTGATAGACACTCCCGAAACTGATGTCAAATAATCAACACCATCGTTTGCAAACGAGCCACCACTAATATATTGATTTGCAAATATATTGCTTGTGGTATATTTACGCAATTCGCTTAATCTGCTTGTATTTGTACTGCCCGTTATCATATTAATTAACAAACATAATGAACCATAATCCAACCTCTATTCATTGCGGTATTATTAAAACCCGATTGGTCGAAAAAATAACCATCGTTTCTCTCAATTGCCACCAATGCATTTGAACTTGGAGTACAACAAACTTTAACACCTAATGATAATTCCCAATTACTATTTCTATAATAAGCTGCAAACATTTCACACGAATCCGAAATTATTGTTATATCACTAATCGCTCTCAATTTGCTTAATGCAACGCCAGTTGAAACACATTTCACTCTTGTGGTGTCCATATTCCACGACCCAATACATACCGCTTTGGTTAATATTGTGGTTGGTGATATTCCTGTCAATCCCAACCACGTCTTAAAACCATTAAGCGTCATGTTTTGTGCAGTAGTACCGCTATTACCAATGGCAAGCCTCATGGTAGTACCATTTGGTGTAGTTGTAATTAATTGATTAAATAATTTCTTATCTGCCATTTTTATTTATTATTATATCATATTATTCTGTCCAAACAAAATATGCCCCGTCACTATCAATAAACGGTACATCGCCAGTATCCACATATCTGTATGTTTCTTCCGGTGTTGGTGGTGCAGGTGGCTCTGGAACAACAGGTGCAACATATGCATCGAAAAATCCAATATCTTGTAGCTCTGCAGTCAATCCAATTTTAAAATGATAAATTGCATCAATATCTGGAATAATAATATAACTGTAACCAGTGGTGGTTGCAGTTAGACCAGTAGTCATTGCTCTTTGCACCGTTTTTTTTATCAATTCCACAATTAACCAACTTTTTTCCTTAAAAATACCCTAATATCCTTTTCAGGATACTTTATTTCAAACATCGAATCCATTGTTGAATGGATTGTATTATTTACAATTTGAATTTCGCCAGTATTTGTATTTGCAAACGCCTGTGAAATAACATTATTCGAATATTGTCCACCAACTCTATTGTACACTTTAATGCTAATAACGTTTACAACACCATTTGCTTCAAGAATTTGTCTTTGAAGTCTGCCAAGAAAAACATCCTGATTCATTTCATAATTGTCCACATCAAGATAATCTCTCACAAGGGTTATTATACTATTGGCAATTGTATTATCAGCAATGTTTTCAACGTAAACATCAATATCAAATGCTAAATTGTAAATTTTACCGTCTTTAATTTCAACATAATCATTAACCATTCGATAATTGCTCAAATATTCAGCAATATTTTCCTTCAATAGTGAATTGCTGGTATTTGACAACTTACCGTCCGCACCAATTCCAAGTATTGAAATAACAACTTTATTATTTTGTTTAAATGCATTTGCTCTAAACGGAGAACCAAATTTACCCGGCATTTTATATAGCTGAAGCAAATAATCGGTTAACGTAACATCACGATTTTGGCTTGAAAAATTATACTTGATTAATTGTCTGATTTGTTCAGTACTTAAACCATCATTACCACCAATTGCCGGAATCGGATTACTTACTTTAATACTTCTCTGTACAGCTTGATTTAATTTCTGCTGTGAACCATGAACCATCAGTGTATAATTACCAAGACTTGTTAACGTTCTTGCGCCAACGTTTGATGAACTTCCACCACCAGTACGATATCTCACAAATAACGTGTGATTTGCTTTAAGTTTTTCACCCAATGCCGTATTATTTAAGAAATTTTCAAGAAATGCACGATTACTAACACCTTCTTTAAGAAAACCACTCTTGAATGCATCCGCATCCGCATCACCAGAACCAAATGTTAATTTACAATAGCCATTTGGCGTATATTCTTTTATAAACTTACGTGTAACATCAATCCATTTAGCTGCTTTAATTCCAGTTGCTGCACTCAATGCACTTTGAGTGTCTTCAATAAACACCCTCTGCTGTGCTAAATAATCAACTTCATAGTATCTGTATTGCTCATTGAAAAAATCGCTTATTGGTGGATTTACACTCCAATTAGTTCCTTCCATTAAGATAACATTTTCAATTTCAATAACATCCGGGTCAGGTAATGTAATGGAAAAAAATGGAACAACATCAGAAGAATTAATTACTCTTTTAAATATGCTGGTTGAACCATTAATAACCACTTCTCTTTTAGTTACGCTATAATTTTGAATAATACCATTCGAATCAAGATTAGGTATAATTGAACGATTTGGGTCGCCAAGATTGCTTATTGGTGAATTCCAATCAATAATTTCTTGGGTTTCAAATATTTTTCCACCACCAACAACTTGTGCACCAATTTGCAGTTGTGGATAATATGCGGTGTCGGGTCTATCACCAAGAACAGGCACATTTACAGTAAAATCAACCACAGTAACCGATGGTTTTCTTGCCGGGATATTAAATCCCATATTTTTTGCGATATTCAGAATAGATGCACGCTGCTGTGCATATTCTAATTGTGTTTCCTGAAATGCCCTATCGGTATTAATAGAAAGGTTGTTTGCCACACCAGCATTCAAATCAATGAGCATTGCGCCCACGCTTGAATCGGTGAAATCACTAAGCACATCAGGATATGCTTGCCTGATTAATGCAATCAAATCAGTTCTTATTTCCCCAAATGTGCGTGAACCATATTGGATGACATTTGTAGTTGTGTCTGTTGCCATATTTTATATTTTAAAATTTTAAGTCTAATTCACCTGCTTCACTAAAAGCATCTTCATTATAAGTAAATTTAATGTTAACATTCAATTGATTTTCAGATATTGGCTGACCCTCTTCATCTTTGAGTGTACTGAAAGTAACACTACTTATTTTCAATGCGGGGATATATAGAGAAACAGTGTTTTTTATTTCCTGTTCAATATCCTTCTCTGTCATGCTATCATTCGGTTCAAAAATGAACTTCAATAAGTTAGTTCCATAATCTGGTTCATAATATCTCTCTCCCCTTTGTGTTAACAACAGTAAGAGTAAGTCAGAACTAAACGCATCTTTAGTTACCCTACTCATTGCAAAATAAGTATTGGTGGTAACATCATCGTTAAGTGGAAATTTGATATTATATGTTAACATTATAATAGATTTTTCTATAAATACTTATAAACAAAAAAATCCCGACAGTTATGCCGGGATTCGAATCATGAAAAAACTATACATCAACTAAAGACGCTTTTTTTACGTCCTCTTTTGCCTTTCTTTTCAGCTTTTTCTTGGTCTTCCTTTTGTTTCTGAGCATCATAAAGACTCTTAACCGATTCTTTTAATTTTATTACCTCACTATCACCATATTTTGCCAACACACCGCTATATGTGCTGAAATCGGGTTTTTCTAATGAAACTGCATCAGTATCACTCACCGCAACACCTGCAAGTGCTTCATCAAATGCTAATTTTTTCATATCATCCGGTAATTCAGAAAAAATGTCTTCATTAACCACAACTGCAAAATTAACTCCTTCGGTTAACATTTGCACAAGGTCATTTGATTTAACAAGTTTCACAGGTTCACCCTTTTGTTTATTATTACAAAGGACTCTGAATTCAACCCATTGGGGTATTGAAGTTTTTTCTCTGACTTCATCAAACAGTTTTTCCACTTCGGGAGATGCTTCTTGAAATTTTGCCATAAATTTATTTGTTTAAGTTATTAAAAATTGAATTATTAAATTCCATGTTTATATGATTGACTTTCGCTAATAAGTCCATAAATGCCGGGTCTTTTGCCTCAAACTCAACCGCATAATCTTCTTTTGCGTTATTAGCCAGTTCAATCATTTCCTGAATTTCGCTTATTATTCGTTCTTCTCTGTTAATAAGGTCTGCAAGGCAAACATTAGCTTCATCGGTTCGTTCAATCCTTTTCATTTTGTCTTCATACTCAGAATTCAGTACTTCAACATCTTCTTCTGTGGCGGTTTTTATTCCTGCCTCATCCAGTCTTTTTTGAATTAACTGTTCTGCATTTCCAACTTTTTCGTCAGCCAATTTATCAATATCGTTAATTTTTTTTGCTGCTTCAGAATTAAATTCACCTTTATCAACAGCATTTTTCAAATTTTCTAAAAAATTACTTGCCATATTACTTCAATTTAAATCACACCCATTTGTTTCATCTCAATTCCTTGGAATTTCCAAACCTCATGAGTATCGTTATGTATTATTCTTTTCAAAAACTTGGTAACACCAAATGCAATCATTTTTCCATACTTATCTCTGATGAAAATTTCTTTAACATCAATAAGTTCATTAAAAATTTCAGATTGGTCAGTCACG